ACTGCCCCAGTAATTGGATCAGGAGATATAGGTTATGAAGTTGGCACATCTAGCTCTGGCGCACAGATTGTTGCAGCTATTACTGATGAGATACTAGATGGCGGAACTACTGTCGTTGTAGGTAACGTGACAACTACAACACTTGTTGCAACAACACAAAATGCAACAACCGCTCCAGTTTCTGCGCAGTACACCTCTGCAGAGAGAACAATTTTTTGTAACATAACAAACACACAAGATGCTACAACACAGGGTTCTTTTACTTTTATAATTGAATACGTTCAGGTAGCGTAGGAGGTATAAATGGCAGGTCGATCAGACACAAGGTCATTTAACATTAATCAAGGTGACAGTGCTGCTGTTCTAGGTCCGACAAGATCTAGGATAAGACAGGTTGTTATATTTGGTAACTCTGCTGGTGCATTAACAATCAAAGATGGATCAGGTGGAGCGGATTTATTGGTTCAAAGTTTTCCAACAGGATTGCATACATTGAACATACCAGATCAAGGTATATTAGCAGAGAACGGTGCTTTCGTTCATGCATTTACAGGATCTGGCAATAAGTTAACTTTGTTTTTGTCATAATGGCTACAAGAAAAGGGACTATGAAAGGTCACTCTATCAGCGGTGGGCATAAGCGCCCCACCAAAGCTGGTGCAGGTATGACTAAAAAAGGTGTTGCAAAATACCGTAGAGATAATCCCGGATCTAAATTAAAGACAGCAGTTACAGGTAAAGTTAAGCCCGGCAGTAAAGATGCAAAGAGGCGTAAGTCTTTCTGTGCCAGATCTGCTGGTCAAATGAAGAAGTTTCCTAAAGCTGCTAAGAATCCTAATAGTCGTTTAAGGCAAGCTAGACGAAGGTGGAAGTGTTGATAAGTAGAGCTACAATGAAACAACAGATGAAGGGTGGTACTATGTATGGACTAAAAGGTAATAGAGAAAGAATGAGAAAAAAATTTATTGGTAAAAAAATGGGTTCTGATAAAGATACAAAAAGAAGTATACTTAATCTTAAGAAAAATAACAAAAAGAAACCTGTTCAAAAGAAAAGCATAGGAAAGATGTTAGAAACATTTTCTCCTGCTTACAGTATCATGAAGGGTAAAGGTCCTATTAGTAAATTAGTATCTAGTGGTTTGGGTGGTATAGCCTTAAAACCTTTTGCAAAGAAACAAAGAGATAAAGCTAAAAAAACTAGAATGGAAATGGCAGCAGCCAACAGAATGCCATCAGCGGCAATGCAGACTAATAGAATGACACCTATGACAGGCATGATGGCTGGTGGTCCAGTAAAAAGAAAGCGTTCAATAGATGGTTGTGCAAAGAAAGGTAAAACAAGAGCCGTATGATGGAGAAAATTTGTCCTATATGTAAGACAGCTTTAAAAAAGACAAAAGAAAATCAAGTTAAATGCATTACTTGCCAAGCAGTAATATCAGAAGATCTTCAATGGCAAAGTAAATATGGATACGAGTGGGTACAGGAAGATGCCAAAACGTAATTATCGTGGTGAGTATGATAAGTATCATAAAAAGCCAGATCAGAAAAAGAATAGGGCTAGTAGAAATACTGCTCGATCTAAGATGAAGACTGCAGGAAAAGTAACTAAAGGTGATGGCAAAGATGTTTCTCATAGGAATGGCAATCCTAAAGATAATAAAAGAAAGAATCTAGCAGTAAAGTCTAAGTCAGTTAACAGATCATTTGCCAGAACAAGTAAAGCAAAGAAAGTTAATAGGAGAGCTTAATGAAAGTTACAAGACTAAAGAGTGGTGGATTTATATCATCAGGTACAGATGCTGGTGATTTAAATATACTACGAACAGCCAAGAACATTGATGATGGCAGTGCCACGGGCATGAAGGCAGGTGGAAAGACAAAGAAAAAACTTACACCTAAACAAAAAGCTCAGTATAAAGCGTCTATGGCTTATCAAATTAAAACAGGCAGAACAAACAAAAAAAAGGGTGAAGACCTAGTTGATAAGATAAAAAAAGGATATGAGTTTACTACAAAAACAGCGCCAAGAAGAGCTGCAAGAGTTGCGATGGGTGATCCTATAGCAAAAAGAAAATATGGCGCTGGTGATGTATTTAATCAATTTACCGAAAAAGCTACCAGAATGAAAGAAGGCGGAAAAACAAAAAGTAAAGTTAACGAAGCGGGTAATTATACAAAGCCCGGAATGAGAAAAAAGATATTTAATAGAATAAAAGCAGGTGGCAAGGGTGGTAGACCCGGTCAATGGTCTGCTAGAAAAGCACAAATGATGGCTAAAGCCTACAAAAAAGCAGGTGGTGGCTACAAATAAGGAATGATACATCATGGACCCAGTTACTATATCCGTTGCCGTTGGCGTAGCGTCAAAAGCATTTGAGGCAATAAAATCTGGATTTCAAGCGGGTCGTGATATTGAGCAGATGTCTGGCGACATAGGCAGATGGATGGGGGCTGTGTCTGATGTTGATAACGCTGAAAAACAAGCTAAAAACCCTCCCCTGTTTGGCAAATTGTTCAAGGCTGGTTCGATTGAAGAGGCGGCTCTCTCTGCTTTTGCAGCCAAGAAGAAACTTGAGGAACAGAGATATGAACTCAAGACATTTTTAAATTTAACTCATGGTCCGGGAGCGTATGAAGAGCTTCTTGCAATGGAAGGTCAGATAAGAAAAGAACGACAACAGACAATATACAAGCAACAGCAGCTAAGAAGACAAATAGGTGAAGGAATAACTTGGTTTATTGTTATAGCTATAATAGGTGGGTTTATTGTAGGTGTTGCAGGAATATGGATGAAAAAAGCAAACGCATATGAATACAAACCAAGAGATTATACAAAACAACAAAAGATACATCAGGGTAAGATTAAAAAAAAAATTATACAACTTGTAGATTAAAGAAAAGAATAAAATCAAAATCAGGTATGATGGCTTGTATTTATATAGGAAATAATAAAACGTATGAGATGATGATTGAGAGTTGGTGTCCTAAACAATATAAATGTATTTATAATCCGTGGCAGAAAGAGCCAAACATAGATGATGTGATAAACTCTTTGAATAGTGCAGTGAAGAATAAGTGATGGAAAAGAAAAAGATTAAAAAGATTATGGATCAAAAGAAGCTACAATCATCTAGTAAATATAATGAATATGACCTAGATGGTGACGGTATTGTATCTGATGCAGAGCTTGCTAATATGAAAGAAATTAAGGAGACAGAAACGGTTCTTCGCAAAAACCTTGCTCAACTAAGAATGGCAAGGTATACTTTAATAGCAATGGGACTGTTTACTTTTATGATGTTTATGCCGTTTATAAGTATAGAAAGAATTAATGCACTAGCTGAAATTTCTTCACTTTTCTACATTTCAGGCGCAGGCATTGTCGGTGCATACATGGGTACGACAGCTTGGATGAATAAGAAGTAAAAGTTTACGTAAAGTTTTGAGGTCACTATGGGCGGATTAAAAAAATCACAAAGGAGCTTAAAGGCTTGGGGTAAACAGAAATGGCGAACAAAAAGTGGTAAACCTAGTACTCAGGGGCCAAAGGCAACTGGTGAGCGTTACTTACCTGCGAAAGCAATTAAGGCTCTTTCGCCCTCTGAATACGCCTCCTCTACGGCTGCTAAACGAAAGGCAACTAGAGCAGGTAAACAAGTGGCTAAACAACCCAAGAAGATTGCAAGAAAGACGAGAGCTTATAGAAAGGTCACATAAATGGCAACAGTAGTTCCAGATATACCAGACATCTTTGAAGAAGCATATCAAAGAGCAGGCTTAGAGCTTAGAACTGGTAATGATCTAAGAAACGCTAGACGTAGTTTTAATTTGTTAACTATGGAATGGCAGAATAGAGGGCTTAATCTATGGACTATAGAAGCAGGCACTCAAGCTCTTGCTGCTGGTTCATCTACTTATACTTTACCTGCTGACACTGTAGATCTTATAGAGCATCAGATAAGAACAGGAACTGGCACAAGTCAGGTAGACACAAACTTAACAAGGATTAGTGTATCAACATATGCACAGCAATCTGCAAAGAATACAACAGGTAAACCTACACAGATATTTATACAAAGACTCGCAGCATCTGTGACAGCTACATTATGGCCCGTACCTGATAGTGCAGATACATACACGTTATCTTTTTTCAGAGTAGTTGGTATTGATGGTATTAGTTCTGGCATAGACGGAACAACAACATCTTTTGTTCCACCAAGATTTACGCCATGTCTTGTGTCTGGACTAGCGTATTATATAGCTATGAAAAGACCTGAAGTTGCAAATAGAGTTGCCCCACTCAAACAGGAATATGAGTTCCAATTTGAACTAGCAGCAGGGGAGGACACAGACAGTTCTTCTGCTAGATTTGTACCTTATAACACATTTTATGGAGGTTAAAGTTGCCAGATAAAGTTACTAGAATAAGAAAAGATAGAACTGGACCAGCAAAAACAGGTCAGTTTAAGAACCTTGTAAATGCAGCCAGAACTGGAAAGATTAGTGCAGCCGATGCTCAAAAAGCTATAAGAAAGTTAGTTAAAGCTAAAAAG